AGTGATGCACGTGTTGTTCGCATTTATAATGACTCAGGTTCAGATGCATTGGTGACAAGACGTGACTCGTCAAACACAGTTCTTGGTTCTTGTACGCTTGCAAATGGATCAATTCAGTTTATCGAAAAATTTGGGGATGAAACTTTGGAATCATCTGCAAACGTAAAAGCGACTTCGGTTGCATACACAATTTCATAAGGAAAGTCATATGAAGTTAATCACAGAAATTAACGAAAGTATTCAGGTCATCGAAGAAGCAAAAGATGACGGCAAAAAGGATATGTACATTGAAGGTATTTTTCTTCAAGGTAATATTCCTAATCGTAATGGTCGTCGTTATAACGCAGACATTCTTGAACGAGAAGTCGATCGTTACATCAAAGAATCAGTGAAAAAAGGTCGTGCATATGGTGAGTTAGGTCATCCTAACGGACCTGCAATCAACCTCGACCGAGTGTCACACATTATCACAGAATTGAAGCGAGACGGTGATAACTTCATCGGTCGCGCTAAACTTTCTTCAACACCAATGGGCGAAATTGCAAAAGGTCTGATTTCAGATGGCGCTCAATTGGGTGTTTCATCGCGAGGTCTTGGCTCAATGAAAGAGGGTAAGGACGGTGTTATGGAAGTTCAGGATGATTTCTATCTTGCAACTGCTGCTGACATTGTCGCTGATCCTTCTGCTCCTGACGCATTTGTGAATGGGATTTATGAAGGCGTTGAGTGGGTTTGGGACAATGGCAAAGCGGTTGCAATGCACGTTGAAGAAATTCAGAAAGAAGTGGAACGAGCGTCGCGCGCGAAGAAACTTAACGAAGAAACGAAGTTGAAGATGTTTGAAAGGTTTATAAATAACATTTCAAAAGTTTAACTTTTATAAATAAGTATTGATATATTATATTAGAAACCCTTAAGGAGTACTGTAATGTCAGAAAAGGATATTCAAGAAACTGTAGATCAGCTTGATGAGATGGATCAATCATCAGCTGCGGCTACGTTAAAACCCAACGGGAAAATGTCAAAGTCTGAAATGCTCGCACAAATGATGAGAGTCGTTGGTGGTATGAAGAAGCAAGACTTGTCAGATTTTCTCGGTAAAACTTTGGAACAAGTTGGTCAGGAAGATGAAAGTGTTCCTGATACATCTGCTAAAAACCAAGCTTCAATCGCTGCTAAAGGTTCAAGCGAACCTGAACCATCAAAGGTTGATCCTTATGGTGAAGTTAGTGCAAAAGCGATGAAAGAAGATATGGATGAAATTTTCGAAGATCAAGACGATCTGTCTGAAGATTTCAAAACTCGTGCATCTACTTTGTTCGAAGCCGCTGTTTCTAATCGTGTTGCTGCTGAGAAGGCAAAACTCGAAGAACAGGTTGAACAACAAGTTGAAGAACAAGTTATGACAATGGTTGATGACCTGAATGAAAAGGTTGAAACCTATGTCGATTACGTTGCTGAAAAATGGATGGAAGAAAACAAACTGGCGATCGAAACTGATTATCGTTCGGAAGTCACCGAAAACTTCATCCAAGGTCTGAAAAATCTGTTTGAAGAAAGTTACATTGAAATTCCAGAAGAGAAACGTGATCTTGTTGATGAACTACAAGAACGTTGTGAGAAACTCGAAGAATCTCTGGAAACTACAGAATCCGAAAATGTGCGTTTGAATTCGTTGATTAGCGAAGCACGAATTGAAGCTGCATTTGACGATGTTGCTGAAGGACTAGCGGATACTCAGGTTGAGAAACTTCGCACTCTCGCAGAGGGTATGAGTTTTGAAAGCCCTGAAGACTACCGTGAAAAACTGGAAATTGTGAAACACCAATACTTCAGTGAGTCTAACAGTGAGAAACAATCTTCAACTGGTTTGATTGATGAGGAAACCAATGTTGGTTCCAATGATGACCTTTCAGAAGAGGCTACTGTTCCTGCTGAGATGAAGAATTATTTCCAAGCAATTTCTAAAACTGTTAAAAAATAACTTTTATAAATATAGTTAAACCCAAGGAGAAAAGTAAAATGGATTTAAACGAACAAATTCAAAACAAGTGGAAATCAGTAGTTGATCATCCAGATCTTCCAGAAATTACTGACGCCCACAAGCGTTCCGTTACCGCAATGGTTTTGGAAAACACCGAGAAAGCTTTGCGTGAAAACGCTGAAGCGGGTGCTAACCAGAACCTGTTGAACGAAGCACCCACTAACGCCGTTGGCGCTGGTATGGGTACAACTGCTGGTGAGATCAAAGGTTTCGATCCGATTCTGATTTCATTGGTTCGTCGTTCATTGCCTAACTTGATGGCATATGACGTGTGTGGCGTGCAGCCGATGTCAGGTCCGACTGGTCTGATCTTCGCTATGCGTTCGCGTTATGGTTCTCAAACCGGTGACGAAGCATTCTATAACGAAGCAGACACCGACTTCGCGACTGTGTCTGATGACACTGTTGCCAACACCGAACCCGGTGGTGGTCAAGTCGGTACTGATTTCGATTCAGATGTCGATGGTAATCTTGCTGCTAATGGCGTGTATAACTACGCAAAAGGTATGACTACTGCTGAGTCAGAATCACTTGGTGAGTCAGGTGGTAACGCATTCGGTGAGATGGCATTCTCAATCGATAAAGTGACCGTGACTGCTCGCACACGTGCTTTGAAAGCAGATTACAGTCTTGAACTCGCACAAGATTTGAAAGCAGTTCACGGTTTGGATGCCGAAGCTGAACTTTCAAACATCTTGGCTGCTGAGATTCTGGCTGAAATCAACCGTGAAGTGGTTCGGACTATCAACGTCACTTCTAAAGTCGGTTCGCAGTCTGGTGTGACTACTGCTGGTCGTTTCGACTTGGACGTGGATGCCAACGGTCGTTGGTCTGTTGAGAAGTTCAAAGGTCTGATGTTCCACATCGAACGTGAAGCAAACCTGATTGCTAAACAAACACGTCGCGGTAAGGGTAACATCATCATCTGTTCTTCAGATGTTGCATCTGCCTTGCAAATGGCTGGTGTGTTGGATTACACTCCTGCTCTGAACAGCAACGCGTTGAATGTCGATGACACTGGTAACACCTTCGCTGGTGTGTTGAACGGTCGTTATCGTGTCTACATTGATCCTTACACCACTGGTAACTATATGACCATTGGTTACAAAGGTTCAAGTGCATATGACGCTGGTATCTTCTACTGCCCCTACGTGCCGCTGCAAATGGTCCGTGCGGTTGACCAAGATACCTTCCAGCCGAAAATCGGGTTCAAAACTCGTTACGGTATGGTCGCCAACCCATTCGCGGAAGGCACTGACCTCGGCGCTGGTGCGTTGAACGAAGACAGCAACGTGTACTACCGTCGTAGTGTTGTTGCGAACTTGCTGTAATAACTACTATAAAAATCAGCAATACCTTGAGAGGGGACTTCGGTCCCCTCTTTTTTTGCTTGACACTTTTGTTTTTGATCGTTATAATAGTTTTGAGTCTATATAAATACTAATAATGATTCATATGAGTATTCGCTAATGACTGATATTACAAACAAAAATATGTTATCGCCTGTTGGATTTCAGTTCAACATTGGTCGTATGCCTACAATGAACTTTTTTGTTCAGTCGGTAACATTGCCTGGTATTACTCTTTCCAGTTTAGATCAACAAACACCTTTACGNTCTGTTCCNACGCCTGGTGATCGTATTGAGTATAGNGAACTTGAGGTAATATTCAAGGTNGATGAAGATATGAAGAANTATATTGAGGTGTTTGATTGGATACGTGCATTGGGTTTTCCGGACTCGACTGATCAGTATAAGGAACTGGAAGAACAACCTTCATTTTCTGGTGGGGGTATTTACTCTGATGCTACTTTGACTATTTTGTCGAGTGCAATGAATCCAAACATTCGAATTGAGATTCAGGATTTGTTTCCTGTTTCTTTGACGCCAATTGAAATGTCTGCAGTCAATCCTGACATTGAATACATCGAAGCAACAGCATCTTTTAGGTTCCTGAATTATTCATTTTTGAAACTTTGATTTTACTTTCACCTTAGATTGTGATACAATAGGTTTATATGCCTATGGGAAAGTTATATTATGACACTTGAAGAAATATTTGAACTATGGGAAAAAGACAGTGCGGTGAATCCGTCTGAGTTGGGTAATGCTGCACTGGACCTTGCAAAACTTCATCATAAATACTATTCGATATTTTCTCGTGAAAGATTGACATTGAAGAAACTTGAGTCTGAGATGAAACGACTGAAACTCGACAAACAAGAGTTTTATGTTGATGGTCCCACCGAAGAACAAATGGAACAAGGGTGGAAGTTACCGCCAAAGGGTCGTATTCTCAAGTCTGATGTTCAAAGTTATCTTGATGCAGATGATGATATTATTCGTCTGAATCTCAAGATTGCATATCAACAAGAAAAGATACAGGCGTTAGAGTCTATTATCAAAATGATACACAATCGTGGTTTTCATATCAAGAGTGCGATTGACTTCGAAAAATTCAAGGTTGGTGCGTGACACATTTAGTTATTCGAAAAGTTGACGAAGTTTATAATCAAATCGTCACTGACAATATGGGTGTTGCACAGGAGATTTCGGATCACTTTACGTTCGAAGTTCCAGGCGCGCGATTTATGCCACAGGTCAAATGGGGCGTGTGGGATGGAAAGATACGTCTGTTGAATATGAAGACACTTACTTTGTATTCAGGACTGATGCATCGTCTTGAAGATTTTTGTAGATCTCGTGGTTATACACTTGAGTATGAATATGACAATTCAACCAACAACTTTTCAGTCAAAGAAGCCAAAGAGTTTCTCAAAGAACAGAAGTTTAGTTTAGAACCACGCGACTATCAGATCGAAGCGTTTGTTGATGCGGTCCGTTACAACCGTCAAATGTTTTTGTCTCCNACTGCGTCAGGTAAGTCATTCATNATCTATATGATTATGCGNTGGTATCTTCGACCGACACTCATTATTGTTCCGACTGTATCATTGGTTCATCAGATGTATTCTGACTTTGAAGAGTATGGTTTCAAATCAGAGAAGTNCAT